GATGCCTCCCGGGGTGGTGTTGGTGACTCGAGAGAGCGTCCTTCGAGGAGATCTGATGCGCCAGTACGAACGAGCGCTGAACGTCTATCAAATGTGGGACTCCTCCGCGGCGGACAATTTGGTGGAGGTGGACTCGGTCCTGTTGGGCCAAACCGAGCAAGGGGAGACTACGGAGGCGGAGAAGCGGGACCGCGAGACCGCGGAGACGATCAACTGGACCAATAACTACGTGCCGCTGGAGGTGGATCGAATTCAAAAAATCTTTTCCAAGTTGAGCGTGCACGACACGGAGATCACCTGGGACGAGATGGTGCGCGTCTTCGGAAAGGGGCGGGTCGCATCCGATATGTTCCTGGAGGACTACTTGAAGCACATGAGCCGGATGCACGAGGAGAAACCGCAGGAGTTCCAACAGATCCTGAAGGCCAATCCGAGCATGGAGGAGCACCCGAAGCTCCCGAAGAAGTGGCCCATGGGCGATCTGCGCAAAATCGTCACTTCCGGTACCTTTCATCTCTCCACGCACGACATAGACTTCGTGGCGCGATACTTCGATGTCGGCATCCTCCTCTTGCAACGCGGCGGCGCGAAAATAGGCAACGGTGTGGACTTCAAAGGACAGTGCAAGGACGACACGATATACGTCTTGCAGGCGACCACCAACATGAAGACCTTGCGTCCCAAACGCCACTTCTTCCGGTTCGTGATTTACGAGAAGGGCGTCTTGGAGGTTCCCTTGTTAGCGATTCGCGAGAAAGTCCGCACCGCTTCCGGGATATGCAACTAAAAAATTGATGCTCTGTCCTTTCCTGTTTCCATTTAAAACCATTTCTATACAGACTAAGTATCTTATTCATTCCCGCATTCTACCATGTTCGTGAAGAAAAGGGACGGATCCGTCGAATCGGTGTCTTTCGACAAGGTGCTTCGCAGAATCACTAAGTTGTCCGACGACTTGGACCTGAATTGCCACGAAATCGCGCAGCGGATATGTGCGAGGATTTACGACGGGGTGAGCACCCACGAGTTGGACGAGCTGACCGCTCAGCTTTGCAGTTCGCGCATGGCGGACAATCCTGACTACGACAAGTTGGCCTCGCGAATCATCATCTCGAATCACCAGAAGAAGACATCTCCCTCCTTCAGCGAGACCATAAACATGCTGGCCTCGAACTCCTTCAAGGTGATCTCGGACGAGATCGTTGAGATCATCGAGACGCACAAAGACAAGCTGAACTCGCACATCGACTACTCTCGGGACTATTTGTTCGACTACTTCGGATTCAAGACCTTGGAGCGCAGTTACCTGATGCGCAACGACGAGGATCGAATTCTGGAGCGTCCGCAGCACATGTTGATGCGGGTCGCCTTGGGGATTCATGGGTGGGACATCAAGGACGCCTTGGAGACCTACGACTACATGTCCTCCAAGCGATTCATCCACGCCACCCCCACCCTATTCAACTTCGGTACTCCTCGTCCGCAGGGAAGCAGCTGCTTCCTCCTCCACATGAACGACGACTCGATCCAAGGCATCTACGACTCCTTGTCGGAGTGCGCCGCCATCTCGAAGTACGCGGGTGGAATCGGGATCCACATCCACAACATTCGAGCGAAGGACAGTGTGATTCGGGGGACCAACGGGAAGTCGGACGGCATCGTCCCCATGCTTCGGGTGTTCAACTCCACCGCGCGATACGTGAACCAAAGCGGAAAGCGCAACGGTAGCATCGCGGTGTATCTGGAGCCGTGGCACGCCGACATTCGGAGGTTCCTGGAGATGCGCAAGAACCACGGGAACGAGGAGGAGCGCGCGCGCGATCTCTTCTACGCCTTGTGGATTCCGGACCTGTTCATGAAGCGAGTCAAGAGCAACCAATCCTGGAGTTTGATGTGCCCCGACCAATGCCCGGGCATGAGCGATGTGTACGGCGAGGAGTTCGAGGAGCTGTACGAGCGGTACGAGCGCGAGGGGCGTTACATCGAACAGATCAGCGCCCAGGCCCTATGGATCAATATCTTGGAGAGTCAGATCGAGACGGGAACTCCCTACATGTTGTACAAGGACTCGGTGAACCGAAAGAACAACCAAAGCAACTTGGGTACCATCAAGAGCAGCAACCTTTGCTGTGAGATCGTGGAGCACACCTCGCCCGACGAGGTGGCGGTATGCAACTTAGCGAGCCTGTGCCTTCCCAGCTTCATCGTGGAGGAGGAGGGCGGGGGCAAACGGTACGACTTCCAAGCGCTTGGGAAGGCGGTGGGAATTCTGACGAAGAACCTGAACAAGATCATCGATCGGAACTTCTACCCTCTCCAGAAGGCGCGTCGTAGCAACTTGCGACATCGCCCCATCGCGTTGGGGGTGCAGGGGCTGTCCGACACCTACATGTTGCTGCGCCTGCCGTACGAGAGCGAGCAAGCCAGGCAGCTGAACAGAGACATATTCGAGACGATCTACTTCCACGCGGTGGAAATGTCGTGTCGCATCGCGCGAAAGCGCGCCGAAGCGCTCGCGAGCGAAGACGCCGAGTACGATTTGCAAAGGAACGAGTTCGAGCGCTTCGAGGGCGCCTACCCGGGTGCCTACAGCAGCTTCGAGGGATGCCCTATGAGCGAGGGGCGGTTCCAATTCGACATGTGGGGGGTCACTCCCAGCGATCGGTACGACTGGGAGACCCTCCGTAAGGAGGTGACCACATGGGGGACTCGAAACAGCCTCTTGGTGGGACCCATGCCCACCGCATCCACAGCCCAGATTATGGGCTTCACGGAGAGTTTCGAACTCCCCACCTCGAACATCTTCACACGGAACACAATGGCTGGAAACTTCATCGTGGTGAACCGATACCTGATGCGCGATTTGATCTCCCGAGGGTTGTGGTCCAAGTCCATGAAGGAGCAGATTCTGTTGGCGGAGGGTTCCATCGGAGGCATAGTAGACATTCCCGAAGAGATTCGAGAGTTGTACAAGACCTCTTGGGAAATCAAGCAGCGGGCGTACATCGACCAAGCGAAGGACCGCGGCGCGTTCGTGTGTCAGTCGCAGAGCATGAACCTGTTCATCGACAATCCCACCATGAACCGCATGAACTCGGTGCATTTCTACGCGTGGGAGAGCGGACTGAAGACGGGGATGTACTATCTGCGTACCAAACCGCGCGCCAACGCGCAGCAGTTCAGCATCGAGCCAACAAAGAAGAGCTCGATACCTACCATACAATGCGACGAGGAGGTATGCACCGCGTGCAGCGCATGAACTGTCTGCACCCGCGTGCAGCGCATAAAGTAAAAATAAACAACCAACCGCCAATCACAATTTTTTTTATCTATCCATCAAATGTCGATGGTCTTTTTGTTACCGTTAGTTCGTTTCCGACTACGCTTTCCGGACGACTCTCCCAAGAGATGGCGAATACTGTTGGTCTCCGTCATTTCGGATATTTCCGAAGGGGTCACCGTGCTCATGGTCTCCATTCTGTCGGAGGTCTCCAAACTCGCGATGATCCCGTCCAAATCGGACGGGCCGGACATCCTCCCCTTCGGAGGCGCCGAGGGCTGTCCTCGCTCTGGGACGCCTCCCATCATGTTCGAAAACACGCTGCTCATCCCGGTGGGATCGTTCCCGCTCGACGCCATTGTGTTCGCTGTGGCCGCCGCGAACTGCTTCATAAGGTCCGGATTCTGCTTCAATACGTCGCCCATCCCCGGTAGGGAGGTCTTGAACATGGTGTTCGTCAGGTGGAACATGAAGGCGCTCCCACCTAAAGTCATCAGTAGCTTGAGCTCCGGTGCCATCTTAGACTTGTACTTGTACTTTTCGTGCAACTCCTCGAAGATCTCGTCGTAGTCCTCCACCGACTCGTGGACGCTTTCGGACCACCCCTCCAACTTGATGTCGAAGGGATCGAATCGGGTGTTCATGAACTCGATTCCAGTGGTGCATGCGAGCAACATCTTCTTCTGAAACTGCACGCTCGCGTCCATTTCGCGGTCACGCTTCATGCGATCGTAGGTGGATTTCATATCGTCTAAGGAGGAGTCCATGGTGAACATTCGAGGAAGCTTGATGCCCTTCTTCTCCATACGGTCGAACTGATACAACAGTTCCGACTTCTCCTTGTTGATGTCGTCCTCCGATCTGGAGTGAGGGGACGCGCCGAATATGGAGGAGGGTTTGAAACTGTATGTATTCAACTCCTCGCCCACCACATCATGCCTCTTGGTATTGTGCACCACGTTTCCGTCCTCGGACTCCTCGTCCGAGGAACCGAACACGTTGGTCTTACCGTCGTCGCTCTCCGACTCCTCCTCCTTCGACGTGAACTTGTCCCCCAAAAGCATGTCCAAACCCATGTCGTTGGACACCCGAGACGAGTCGAAATTGGATCTCGGATCCACCCCACGCTGAAACCCTTCGTATGGTTCGTTTAATGAACCCGTGGTTGATTTTTGATCTTCGATTACTCTAAACGTCGCGGAATCCATGTATTATGTATTGTGTTTACATCTAACAAGAAACTTTAAGTAGAGAAATAAACGGTTCGCATACCCCACCAAAAAAAATTGATTAAAGCGAAGGCTTGCATATGATTTATGCAAGTATGACCATGCTGCGTGTAAAGCACCTGCATTCGGACGCTCGTTCCTTCGAACGGAAATCTGCCTTCGCAGCGGGCCACGACATCTACTCCCTACAAGAGGCGGTAGTTCCCGCGCGCGGAAGCGTGCTAGTCTCGACGGGCATCGCCATTCAACTTCCAGAGAACACCTACGGCCAAATCGCTCCTCGTAGCGGGTTGAGCGTCAAAGGCATCGATGTGGGCGCAGGTATCATCGACGAAGACTACCGCGGAGAGATCAAGGTGCTTCTACGGAACCAAAGCGACGAGGACATCCTCTTGCAAAAGCAAGAGCGAATCGCACAGTTGCTCGTTCTACCCGTGATCTATCCTCTCGTAGTCACCACGAACGAGCTCGACGACTCCATCCGAGGAGACACCGGGTTCGGTGCGTCCGGGCAGATGTAATTCGAAAACCCGAACAAAGCCAAAAAAAATTGAATTAAGTTTTTTGTTCGTTAGAGTTAAAACTACAGTATGCAAATCTTCGTCAAGACACTCACCGGAAAGACGATCACGCTCGAGGTCGAGTCCTCCGACACCATCGACAACGTCAAGTCGAAGATCCAGGACAAGGAGGGGATCCCACCCGATCAGCAACGCCTCATTTTCGCCGGGAAGCAGCTCGAGGACGGTCGTACCATGGCGGACTACAACATTCAGAAAGAGTCGACATTGCACCTTGTCCTCAGGCTGAGAGGAGGTCACCACGTGTAAAGTTTAAATCGCGCGGAGTTATCTTGAGCACCCGAGTTCACATCTTGCACAACGCCTGTAGGTAGGCGTCCGCGAGATCGTCTTTTTTCTTATGAGAATCGAAGAAGCCCTTCCACTCGTTCGGAACCATCATTCGAGTGGTCTCCACGGCTCTTTTTTTGTTCTGCGTATAGGAGCTTTTCGCGGTGGTGATGCTGCTCGGGTCTCTCTCTTTCAAGATTTGATCGCAGAACTTGTTCTTGCATGAGGCGGGAACGAGGGTCACCTTTCCGATGGGACTCATCCCCACCTCCCTCGCGCACACGAAGAAGGTGTAGATGATCATCTGCACGGACTTCATGGTAGGGTTCTTCATCACCGGTTGATTCTCTATCAGGACCTGATCGATGTTTTCGGTTCCGAACAACTCGAACAACATCGACACCAGTTTGGAGCTCATGGCCTCCATATCCTTCGCTTTGATGTCCAACACGTCCCACATCAGAATTTGATTGGATACCCCCTCGTCGGTGCTTCGACCGTCCACCATGCAAAAGGCCAGGTTGCGAATACCGACGTCGAAGGAGAGTACGACAGGCATATCCGATAGAATGCGAACGCCTGTTGTGATGTAGTAGTTTCTCTACTATGCTTAAACGGAAACCCTTCCACTTGAGTGCGCGCAGGGCTCACTTGAGTGCACGCAGGGCCTGTACGACCTCGTGGAGATGTGCTTCGGTTTTGAGAGGGCTTTCGCAAACGATCCTTCGCATGGATTCGAAATAGGTGTCGTTCTTATGCGCTTTGTTAATCTTGGCGCTGTTTTTCATGCTTCTTTCCAATTCGGCGTACAAATTCCTAATGGCCAACTGCTTCGAACTGGAGGCGATTCCGGAGACCCTCTCGGCCAACGCGTTGATCAAATTGTCGATGATCCCCTCCGGAATGTTACGAAGAGGGTCGATCACGTGCGCGTAGTCGTAGCTGGGGCAAAGGATCAAATGCTCCATCTCCGATCGATTCAGAACGAGGTTGTTGTCGATCAGATAGACGTTCCGTTTGAATATTTTCTTGTACTTCGAGGCCAAACTCTTCTCCACCATGGGGTAGACCCGTGCGATGCTTTTGACGCCATCATCGGAGACCTGCGCACGCGTCAGTATGGGACGATTGAAGAATACACCTCGAAAGCAGTGTTTCTCGATCATCGGGATGATGTAGTTCGCCCAATCGGTGGAGGATGCAGTGTACACGAAAAACTCGACGTGGGGATGAGTGTGCTTTATCTCGAGGAGGCTCTTCTTGAGCCCGGGACGCAAGAGTCCATTTTCCATGTCCTTGTATAAGTTCTTCACGCTGTAATGGACCTTCTTTCCGTGCAAGATCTTCCGATTCACCATTCGAATCATATCGTACTCTTGCAACTGCGGACGAACATCTCCTTGCATGGTACCGTCGAGATCTAACAAAAAAATAAATGGGGTGGTCATTCTATTGTAGAGTATTCATACAAAATAATTACAGAATACGGAGGCTATATGCGTGCCGAAGGAAAACATGTCAATATGTATTTGCTTAAGGGTTTCAAAAGAGTTTGATCTTTCAAGATCGTTTGATGCGCGGAATGAATCTCTTTAAAAATGCGTGTGCATTCTCGTAAATACTGCGGGGGTGTTATAAGCGTGGCGAATGAGGGCGATGTATTAGAGGGTGATGGCGGAGTGGGGCGAGGGCGAACTACTGAAGGTTGACGAGGGTGAGAGCGAGATTGAGTCGGTATATGGAGCGGTATAGTGTATGCAGTGCGCAACGTCGCATCGAGACTTGGATTGTGGATATTCGTGTATGCCTTATCCAGTTTTGATTTTAACATCGAAGTACATTTTTTTTAAATAGCGATCGCTTCTAATAATTTTTCTTTTTCAATATTAAACAGATGTTTG